GAATAAAGTTGATCTTCTGTTCTGATAAATCCTCCACCCGATGCAGAATCATAAGAACCTTCTCCTTCAGGTCCAGTACTCTGAGTAACATTTTGTTGAACATCAGATGCGTTCTCTTGAGCGACTGGTGGTTCCTGAGTATTTGATTGATCAGGTTCTTGAGTTGGAACTGCAGTTTCAGGTGTTGCACTTGGACCCACTAATTCAGTGATAACATATCTTAAATATGTCATAGAGACAGTACACTTCAGAAGACCCGAAGAGTCATAACTCACTGGCATCGATGCCACAGAAATCGGATATGCTCCGACAAATGTGTACTCTAAACTATTTTTATAATCTCTCTCGAATTTTTTTATCTTTAGACCCTCGCATCTATATTCTTTCGGAAAATTCATTCTATAGTGATATCCAACATTCTTTAGGGTTCTATCTGAAGCATCAGCTCTAACTCCAGATTCACCTGTCACAAATCTCATCCATCTTTCAAAAAATCTAATTGGAGTATACTTCTCTGCATCCACATAAAAGGTAAAGTCTATCCTATCGTCATACATTCTTCTATGTGCATACCTCTCAGTCACACCAGTATGATCATTATTAATCTCAAAAGTTGCAATAGAAGAACCGGGAAGAGATGTTTCAGAGCAATTAATATTTAAAGTCTTCTGACCAATTCCACCAGCACCGACAACTCCTTCTAGCAAGCTTTTAAGATTACCCGCTCCCACAGGAATCTCTACCTCAAAATGAGACGTTAATGCTGGTTTAAGTATCTTATCTTTTAAACTAGCGATGGTTGTTCCATCTTTAGATTTACCACCATAGGTTACTTGAGTAGGCATTTATAAATAGTTTTTACCTTATATATTATGTATGGCCGAAAGTATCAAGAGTAAATACAGACCGTCATTTCCTAGTAAATATAAGGGCGATCCTAACAATATTATATGCCGAAGTAGTTGGGAACGCAAGTTCTGTCGGTGGTGTGACATGAACGAGAACATTCTTCAATGGGGTAGTGAAGAGTTTCACATTCCTTATGTTTCTCCTCTTGATCGTAGGGTTCACAAATACTATCCAGACTTTATCATAAAGGTAAAAGAAAGTACAGGTCAAATTAAGACCTATGTGATTGAAGTTAAACCAAAGAAACAAACAAAACCACCTGCAAGGAGACAACGAGTTACTAAGTCGTATATCTATGAGTGTAAAACATGGGAAGTAAACCAAGCAAAGTGGAAAGCAGCAGTTGAATTTTGTGAAGATAGAAGGATTGAGTTTAAGATTATCACAGAAGACGAACTAGGTATCAAATGAACCGCATAGAACCTGTTATTGACGATCTTAAATCCGAGAAAGATATCGGAGAAAGAATGGAACTAATAATGTATGCACTGAATGATACTGTAACACCCATACCCGAAGAAGGTAACATCTGCACTTTCAAATACTATGCGAAGACTCCCAACATCGAATACGATCAACACCCATTAGTTGCAGTGACTGATATATTCTCTTGGGGATTTCGTGGTATTAACTTTCACTGGAGGGATTATAGACAATATACCTGGGAAGAATTGGGCACTCAAGTTTATATTGTCTATAGAGAAGAACTTGATGATTTGCTATCATTAAATTATACAAAACGAGTGCTAAATAAGTAAAAAAGTACCATATCTAATGGCATCAAAAACATCTGAACCAATTGTAGTTGATAGAGGAACTTCTGGTGGTAAGAGTTACTATGTTACTGATGTAACTACCCTTGCTGATGGTAGTGTTAAGAGAGAAACATATCGATCTGATGCTAAAGGAATTAAACAATCTAAAGTTCAAGAAGTAACCGTTGATAAAGATGGCAAACTAACTGACAATGTTTTATCTACTGCAAGCGTTGAGGAGCAAAGAGATTTAAGAAATCCAAACTCTCAACTTAGGAATGGTATTAGAAAACAAGTCGAATCCACTGCAGACGATCTTGCAGGTAGTAATATTGATGGAACAGATAAAGCAACAATTCAGAAAGCATCATTTGGTAGTGGAAACGCAGCGATAAATGATAACCAGGTTGCTGCTGCATCAAAACCAGCAGCAGATGCAGCAGCATCAAAGGGTGTTGACTTAACAAAAGGAGTAGACGCAGATAGGGATGGAACAAGAACACAATTTCCAACATTATCCCATCCAGAAGATCTTGGTACATCAAAACAAGATGTCATTCGTTTTGATATGATGGAGTATCAACCTCAAAAATTTCTACAAGGGGATCAAATAGGATTTGCAAGTCGTAGTATATCACGTAGTAGATCAATTGGATCAGTGACTCTTCCTATTCCTTCAGGAATTTCTGATCAAAACTCTGCGGAGTGGGGATCAAATTCGATGAATGCTCTTGATATTGCCAAAGCAGATATTGCATTATCAGCGATGCAAACCACAATTGATGGCGATGGGCCGATCAAAGGATTTGGAGAATCTGCAGGGAACTATCTCGATTTTATTAGAACGGCCCCAGGAGCATCAACCAAAGCTATACAATATGCTCTTGGTGCTGCAGCTGCAGGTGTTGAAGCAAATTCATTAATGTCAAGAACTACTGGTCAAGTTTTGAATCCAAACATGGAACTTTTATTTAAAGGTCCATCTTTGAGACCATTTCAATTTAAATTTACATTAGCACCTAGATCTAAAGAGGAAGCACTGACTGTAGTTTCTATTATTAGATTCTTCAAGCAAGGTAGTGCTCCTATAAGAAGTAAATCAAATCTTTTCTTGAAGACTCCACATACTTTCCAGATTCGTTACCTACATAGAGGTGAGAAAGCAGATGGTGGAACTGGTTTACACTTTAAATTAAATGCATTTAAAGAGTGTGCTCTTCAAAATGTTGGAGTAAACTATACGCCAACAGGAAATTATGCAACATATCAAGATGGCACAATGGTATCTTATGAGTTGACACTGGGATTTAGTGAACTGGAACCAATCTTCAATGATGATTATGGAATGGGCAACGGAAAAGAAGCAGACGAGGCAATAGGTTTCTAAAATGTCAAATTACTTCAGTCAACTACCAGATTTTGAATACGTCAGTAGACTTCCTGATTCCAGGATATCTGATTATATTCCTGTAAAAAATATTTTCATGAGAGGAAAACTCAGAGAAGATATTTTTCAGAATATTTCAGTATTCACCAAATATAAAATTATAGGTGATGATAGACCAGACAATGTTGCCTTTGAAATTTATGGAGATGCTAATCTAGATTGGTTAGTTCTAACATGTAATAACATTCTCAATGTATATGATGAATGGCCAATGAGTCAGTTTAATTACGAGAATTATCTGTTAGAAAAATATGAAACATATGAGAATATTAATGCAACTCATCACTATGAAACAACAGAAATTAAAAATACCGTTGGTGTTGTAGTTCTCCCCGCTGGATTAGAAGTTGATTCAGATTTTTCATTCTCATTCTATGACGAAAAAATAGGAGGAATGACAATAGTCAGTTCTCCAGTGACTGAAGTAACAAACTACATGTATGAGGATAAATTGCAAGAAGATAGAAGAAATATTTTTATATTAAAACCAAGATTCCTCAATGTAGTTAAGGATGATATGCAAGAAATGATGGAATATAAAAAAGGTTCCACTCAATATAAGAGTGAAACCTTAAAGACTGCAGATAATATTAGATTATTTCAGTAGACTATAATAAGTAGCAATTACAAGGAGAGTGAGGCACCCCCGCTCATAGGTCCATTTCATTCTTCAGCAAGTTTCTGGAAGTAGGACAGGGCATCATCTTCATCAGAGTCGGCAGACTTAGTTGGAGTGATGTCAGGAGCATTAAAGTCTGCTGCAGGTGCAGGAGCTTTACTTGACTCAAAGTTAGGAGAGAAAGATCCACGACCTTCACTCTCGTCTTCCAGTTCCTCATCAAAACGACGGGCAGGTGCTTTGGCACCAAGGACCATCTTCAGACGCTTGTCCAGATCCTCATAGGACTTGAACTGGTCAGCAGCAGTCAGAGCAGTCAGTGAATACTGCTTCTTCCACAGTGCTTCCAGAGCATCGTCATCGTCAAGGAGAGCACCAGGTGCTGCGAACTCAGAAGAATCATAGTTCCAGTAACCTGCAACCTTCTTCAGTTTCAGTTTGAAGTTAGCACCAGCCCAGAAATCAAAGGGGTTGATGGCAGTTTCATCTTCATACTCAGGTTGCATTGCTTCCATGATCTTGTCAAAGATCTTCTTACCAAACTTATAGAGGAAGACTTTGCCTTCATTGCCAGGGTTTGCCTTGTCCTGCACAACATAGATGTTGGCATAGTAGGACAGTTTGCGCTTCTGCTTACGAACGGTGTCCTTATCAGAATCAAGGCCACTGTTCCACAGTTCACGGTTGTGCTCAGACACAGGATCCTTTCCACCAAGAGTGGTCAGGGAGTTTTCGATGTACCAACCACCAGGACCTTGGAAGGCATGGGAGTACATCTTTGCCCAGGGGAGTTCTTCTCCATCAGGGGCAGGGAGGAAACGGATAACTGCATATCCATTACCTGTCTTATCCATCTCTGGTTTCCATAGACGGTCATCTCCACCGCCACCAGTATTGTTCATCTTCTCAACTTCTTTGACCAGTTTGGAGGTCAGGGAACCAAGATTGGATTGCTTTTTAAGATTTGCGAAAGACATAGGATTTGTTAGATTAGTTAGATTTGGCTTGTGTGGACTTCGGTATTATAGGAGGATTACTCCTCCGTGTCAATCTGTTGTTTCATAACCTCAAGCATTTTGCTCATGTTATTGAAAACAGAATTCATATCTGTATTGGGAGGAAGACCCATCATCTGTGCAGAATCTACAATGTTCTGCTTCATCTTTTGTGCTTCAGGATCGTCTGATAAACTCAAACGTGTATAGAGAACTTTTTGTTTTTCAATCAGTCTCCCTAAGAGACCAACATGAAATAATTTCTCTTCCCGATTCATTTTAGGAAAGTTAAACACATTACGATATACATCATCTTGGAGTTCACTTATTTCTGTCATCTCTGCGCGGACGACTTCCGAATCAAAAAAACTCATTTTCCTAAAACAATTTCCTTCACAATTTTCTTGTACCGAAATACATCAATATTTAGAAAGGGAGAATACTTTTTCATTCGGAGACTTACGGTTTGCCATACTGGGTCATCAAGTTTAGCATCAAAGTTCTTCCTGAAATCAAGTATCTTATCCAGAATCACCATAGTTTCTATGGAAATTTCGCCGCCCAAATACTTTTTAAGAATGATTGGGTGACCATTCTTCTTTGCAAATACAGTATCTAAGTCCTGATTTGCGAGAACATATTCAAGTTCTTCTTTAAAGATGTAAGAGAGGGACTGGTTTCTTTTCTTCCATGCGGTATACCGACCTTCACCCTCTCTCATCATTTCGCCAATCCAAAGTTTGCTTGGATCAGTGCAAGTAATAAAGTTAGATACAAAGAACTCAATTACTTCTTTGTCGTCTTTGTTTCGTGATAATTTCTCAAACCAGAAACGATCTTTCCGTTTATAGAAAGACTGTACGGTCGCACGACTCTTACCACAATACTTGTGGTAATCATACTTCTCTTTGGTAAAGTGATTCTTCAAAGAGAGGTATTGTTTATAGGCATCAAAGGGCATCACAAAATATAAAAATTACAAAGGTAGTTTTGCTCGCGAACTCTTCTTCAGAAAATTAAGTTCCATTGCTTCATACTTTACCTTCTCTTTCAAAGGTTTAGTAATTAGTTTAGGAACAAACTCTACATCAATACTATTCTTTTCACAGAAGTGAATGATAGCATCAATATATTTCATCTTACCCTCAAGGACGAGACTTTCAATCTCTTGCGTGAATCGGGCAGGGCAAAAGAATTTATTCTCTAGTGCTTTTTCTAGTTCATTCCCCATTCTCTGACCCAGTATTGTGATGTACAAATTCTTTAATGTATCTAACTAGTAATTTAATATAGTCCCCTTTGTTCCGTTTGTCAAATACTTTGACCTCACCGCCAGGAGTTACCATGATAGTGATCAATTTAGTGACAGGGATACCAGTTAGTTCATAATAAGCAGAGGCATAGAACATTTCTTGAACGAAATAATTCTCTAACCACTTTTCAGGTTTGATCTTTTCAGACGTTTTAAAGTCAATGACTGCAAGTTCTCCTTCATACTCTGCGATACAGTCAACTCTACCAGCTAAACCAAGATACTCTGAATATAGAGTTCTTTCTATAGCGTGTATGTTATTTATCTTGTCCAGGTATGGTTTGGCGTGATAGAACATGAACTTTGTCAGAGGTTTGAAATCATCCCAATTGATTTCTTTATTCAACATATAAAGTTCGGTTGCCGCGTGGAAATCTGTTCCACGACTAGTTGCCTTCTTTGTGATACGATTTGCTTCTTCAATACCTACACGTTGCCGCCACTTAACAAAGATCTGCCTATTGTAGAAAGAAGTTACAGACGTAATAGAAGGCACCCAATCTCCATTAGGGATGTTATAGAGACGGATGC